CTGTCGCCATTGGTAGCTTCTTGACTGATATCGCTGGTTCGGGACTTAGTGTGGTTTCAAATCAGCTTGAAGCTGCCGCCGTTGCTGTCACAGTTAATGGTGCGATTGGTGACAACGCTTCGGCGCTCGGCGTCGGAATGAACTATGGAACTAGTTCCTTTTCTGCAAATCGTGCGTGGACTTTGCCTGCCTTGAGCGGCTTGTCTGATGGTGAGATTGTTCGCGTTAAAGCTCCTATTAATCTTGGTGGCTACGCGCTGGAAGTCACTCCCAATGCTGCCGACAAAATCGATGATTTGGCCGATGGAGTAAGTATTGATATTTGGTCGGAGAACGGCTCTGTTTCGTTGATGAGAGTTGATGCTACTCAGTGGAAGATCTTCTAGTCTAAAGCTTGCTTTTCTAAAGAAATTCTTTCTTTAATATATTGAATGCCTCCTATATGGAGGGGTGTCCTCTTTTTTAATGTTTGAGAGCCAAAACAAAATAATAATCTATTTATAGGAGAAGAGGTAAAAAATGGCTTATAATACATTGACGGGAACTGTTAATTTTTCCAATTCAGTTCGCGGCGCCATCGCCAGCATGGTCGATAATTATAGCACTCAAGCTATTGGAGGAAGCAAGTCCTTCACCAGTACTCTGTCTGCTAGTGCATTTCGAAGTGAGGCGGGCGACATCGTTCCCCCGGCCCTTACTGCAATTGCTGGCGATAGCGCCGACCGCCTTATAGTTTCAGATGGGGATGGAACTGCTACGTGTGATGCAACATTAACCTTCTCCAGCACATCACTCACGGCTTCATATTTCTCGGGGTCAGCCCGGGGATTAACTGCGCTTCCGATAGGGGGTGCGAATGTGGACGGACAACTCTCGTCATCCAATATATATTATGGAGTCGGACTTACTACTAACAGTAACCAATTGGTTGTTAGTGGGGGCGAAGGAATCAGCACGGCCGATGGTGTGACAGTGGATATGGCGACTAACGGAGGGTTGGGGATGACATCCTCTAAGCTTCGAGTAGATCCCTACGATGCTACAGCCAAAGGTGCTGTGTCCAATAATGATACTTTCTTAATTTCAGATTCAGATTCTTCCAATGTATTAAAGAATACAACGTTGACGGTTCTTAAGACATATATGACCGATAATATTACGAAATGGGATCCCGGTGGATCGGACAATGATGTTCAAACGAAATCGGGAACTGGTTTTGCCGGCGGTGGTAATTTAACGTTTGACGGGACCACTCTCACTCTAGCGGGAGGACTGACGGCTTCTGTTAATATTTCAGCATCTGCTTTTTATGGCGATGGCGCGAACTTGACAAACATCGCCGCCGGCGGCTCCACAGGATCGGGAGGCGAAGGAGAGATCCAATTTATGCTTAGCACTGACGGCGCCTTTGCCTCAGACGGTGCCTTCTCTTTTAAAACAGGCTCCTCTGGCGCCGCCGGTACCTCTCTGACTTGTTCCAATTTAGTAGTCACTCATGGGGTGAAGTTACCTTATGCAGTAAAGACAGCAAATTACACTTTACTCGTATCGGACAATGTTATTTATATGAGCGGCAACGCTAATAATCTGACGGCATCATTACCGGCCGCAGCCACTGTAGATGGTACTGTATATTATATTAAGAATATAAGCAAACATCGCGAAACAGAGATAGATCCTAATGGTAGTGAGAAGATTGAGTATGCTTCTTCGGTGTCAATAGGGGAGGGTGAAGGTGTGCGAATTCAAGCCTTAGAAATATCTACCGGACTTTATGCATGGCAGATTATTGGGACCACTATGCCACTTCCCTAGGTTATGTGAAGGGAATAACTCATTAATGGGGATTTTCGTGTTTGTCAACACTATTTATTGTGAATTAATGTCATTTTAGGAGCATATTAATGTCCACTCTTTTGAAAGACGCCATCGTCGACGCCCAGAGCCTGCGTGAAGCAGCTTTAAAAAGCGCGGAAACTACCGTGATTGATAAATACGCAACAGAAGTTCGCGAAACCCTGACTAAGTTATTAGAACAGGACGAAATGGAAGATCCGCTAGGCGGAGAATTAGAAGCAGCCCCCGAAATGGACCTAGGCGCGCCTGAAGGCGGCATGGACATGGATCCGATGGGCGCTGAAGCCGCGGCAGGCACCGGAGAAGAAGTGGCCACAAATATTCCCCTCGCCGCGACGGACAACCTCTCGGAGAATGAAGGTGAGAATTTAAGTCACCTCCCTCGCAGCGGAGAAGATGTTGACGTAGAGATTAACCTTGATGCACTGCAAGAAGCGGTCCAAACTCTGCAAGATGAACAAGAAATTAACCTTAATGAACAAATATTGGTAGAACTCCTGTCGGAAGACGAGGAAGACGAGGAAGATCTTGAGGAAGTGCAATCAGCAGGAGTTTCTGCAGCGGCAGAAGCTGAAGCCGATGACGATCAGACGAACAGCCTTTTAAACCCAAGCGCGAAGAAAGACGATGACGAAAACGTCGACGCCGCTGAAATGGCTTCTGAAAATATGGACATTTCAGATGAATTGATTGATGAGATCGTTGAAAGATTGACGGTAGACATGGGAGCCACCCTCTCGGGTTGGGCCGGCCGGTCCTCAGAAGATATGAAATATGAATTAACAAGAGCACTTGCACAGCGACGTAGTACCGATGTGCAAGATGACTTAGAAACTTTAAAGAAGGCTCAAGAAGAGTTAGTTTTCGAAAATAAACAACTCAAAGAGTCCCTTGAACAATACAAGCAAGTAACTGGAGAATTACGACAAGGATTGAATGATGTCAACCTGTCTAATGCTCGCTTGCTCTACACGAACCGTGTGCTCAGAAATACCTCCCTAAATGAGCGGCAAAAAACAAAGATTGCCGACGCTATTTCGAAAGCTGGTTCAGTAACAGAAGCTAAGACAATATATCAAACGCTTGAAAACGCAACGCCGACCGCTAGACAACGCGGTCCTCAATCGTTGAGTGAAGCGCTTAATCGTCGCGGCAATTCTGTTATTCGTGCTTCCCGTCAGGAAAGCACTCCATCCGATCCCATTGTGGAGAGGATGAAACAACTAGCAGGTATCAAATGAGATACCAAAATACAATTATATAAGGAGATATTTTAAAATGGCTGGTATTATTGAAAGGTTGACCGAAGGTGTTGTCAACCGTGATATGCGCTCAGAAGGTCACGCTTTGTTAGCAAAGTGGGAGCGCACAGGACTCTTAGAGGGTCTTGATAATGATCGCAAGAAGCAGTCTATGGCTCGGTTACTTGAGAACCAAGCTAAAGAGCTTCTCCGTGAGAACTCGTCCATGGGCGCTGGTGATGTCGAAGGTTTTGCAGCCGTCGCATTCCCCATCGTCCGTCGTGTTTTTGCGGGACTGATCGCTAACGATCTTGTTAGTGTTCAGCCGATGAGTTTACCCTCGGGTCTCATCTTCTTCCTGGACTTCGTGTTCTCGCCCAATTTGGGAGACAACACTGNTACACAAGCCGACCGGTTTGGTAACTTGGCTAACAAGTCAATTTACGGTACGAATCAGGTTGGTGCACAAATCACTGGCGGTGTTGACTTGGTCAACACTGATGGTAGCGGCTTCGGTGGTCCTCGGACCTCTGCCGCACGCGGTTATGCATACGCATCCCCGAGTGGCTCCGTAACCAACACCACGGCTCAGTACGCAGTACGTGCTCAGTTCGACCTCAACGGTAGTGAATCCGCGGCCAACAAGAAGTATATCGAGTTTGATCCCGATCTTCTTGCGTTGTCTGGAAGTGCCTACAAGGTTAGTGTTTGGGACCTTTCAAAGCAGTTGTTTATCAACCAAGAGGCTGATTTTGACAACGTCGCAGCTTTCGAGGTATCGAGCACTGCATTGAACACTGCACTTTCGGGTGTTGTTGGTGACAGCTACGCGCTGGTACGTCGATTGACACGCGTTGTCACGGCTGCTGATTCCGCTCAATCTGTGGAGAGTGTACGCTTTACTGTCGTTTCTCTCTCTGCCTCGGTTGGACNCATTGCCGAGTCCGGTNACTGGGTAACCCAGGTGCCGATTCGCGATAACTTCAACGCTGCAACCGCTATGGGTGCTGTCGTTGGTGCTGCGGTGTGGGGACTCGAAGGTAACCCTGAGATTCCCGAAATCGACATCAAGGTGGACAGTACGGCTGTTACTGCGATGACCAAGAAGCTGAAGGCTAAGTGGACCCCTGAGTTAGGACAAGATCTTAACGCATACCACAACCTTGACGCTGAGGTTGAGTTGACCAGCATTCTCTCTGAGCAAGTTGCTCTTGAGATTGACCGCGAGATCCTTGCTGACCTCGTTGGTGGTGCAACTGCGGCCACTTACTACTGGTCGCGCTCGCCCGGTTTGTTTGTCGATAGGACAAGCGGCAACGAAATTGGAGCAGCCACTAAGGCTCCCGATTTCACTGGTACCGTGAGTGAGTGGTACGAGACTCTCATTGAGACTATCAATGATGTCTCTGCACAGATCCATCGCAAGACTCTGCGTGGTGGTGCTAACTTCATCGTCTGCGGACCTGAAGTTGCCAACATTCTTGAGTTCACCGCTGGTTTCCGCGCTTCTGTTACGGCAGATGATGAAACTGGTTCCGTGGGCGCTGTCAAGACTGGGTCTCTTTCCAAGAAGTTTGATGTCATTGTTGACCCATACTTCCTGCGAAACGTGGTCCTCGTTGGACGTCGTGGTTCCTCTTTCCTTGAAAGTGGATATGTATACGCACCTTATGTGCCGTTACAGACTACACCCACTATCTTTGGCCCTGAAGACTTCGTGCCCCGCAAGGGCGTGATGACTCGGTACGCCAAGAAGATGGTGCGTCCCGATATGTATGGCTTGGTCATCATTCGCGGTCTCCTTGGTGAGGCCGGATCTGCTACCTAAAATTAGCGGATAAATAAAACTTAGCCCCCCTGTCGAAAGACCGGGGGGTTTTGTTTTGCCTGAACTACTTAATGTAG